TCCATGTACGCCGAGATTTCGCGCCGTTCGTGGTTCGCTTCGCCGGAAGCGGCCAACGATCCGAAGTCCAAAGCTCAAGCCGAAGAGGCATCGCGGCAGTACGAGAGCAAATCGGCACTCGACCAGGCCCTGGCTCAGATTACCGAGCTGAAGGAGCGCCTCGACAACACGGAGAAGCAGACGAAGCAGGAGCAGGTGGTCAATCGCTTCATGGACTCCGTCCAGAAGGCGGCTACCGACTCGACGCCGCTCGTGAAGCAGAAGTTCGCGAGCAATCCGACCAAGGCGCGTAACGCGCTCATGCAGATTGCGGTCGACATGGGCGACGGCGATGAGCCGCCCGATCCGGCCGACGTCGTGGCGAAGTACGAGGAGCATTTGACGGCCGAGCTCGAGGAGCTTGGCTACAGCCCGAAGCAGGTTGCCAAGGCGAAACAGACCGCAGCGACCGAAGTAGCGCGGCCCGCTAAGACGCTCGATCCGACGTCGACGGGCGCCACCCCCGTTCCCGTAAACAAGACGCTATCTCCTGACGAGAAGCGCAAGAAGCTTTTACAAGAGATGCCCTGGGATTCCGAGGTGTCTTGATACCGATACTGAATCGCCCGCGAGATAGATGGGCGAGTGACTGCACCAGAAGCCGAAGAGTTTGAGCGGCGAAAACTGACTGTAACCAGCCCGGCAATACCGCCGTGGCCGTGGGGACATCATGACCGCAGCATCAACTCTCTCGACGGTGGCTTACATCTACAAGACCACCTACGCGACTGGCGTCGGCGAAGTCGCCACTCGCATGCATCCCAACTACTCGATGATGACCAAGACCGGTGGATTCACCGGTAAGAACTTCAGCTATCCGATTCGGTTCGGTAATCCGCAGTCGGTCGCTGGAACATTCGCAGGCGCACAGACCGGCTCGTCTGGCGGCGCCTCGAGCTCGCAAGGCTTCCTGTTCGCCGCGCTTCGCTTCAAGAAGTACGGCGACATCACGCTCGATGGCGAGTCGCTTCAGGCGTGCGACAGCAAGGGCTCGTTCCTTGACCTGGTGACGCTCGAAACCGACGCGGTCATCACGGAGCACGTGGATCGTCTGGCGTTCGACCTCTACCGCGACGGCTCTGCCCAGCGCGGTCAGGTTTCGAGCATCGCGACGAACACGATCACGCTGGCCGACCCCGACACGGCTCGCAACTTCAAGATCCAGATGGTCATCCAGGCGTCGACCAGCGCAAACGGCTCCTCGCCGCGCGCTGGTACCGCCAAGATCGTCGGCGTCTCGATCGCGGGCGGCCAGATCACGCTCGACAACGTCGCCAACATCACGAGCCTCTCGGCAAACGACTTCCTCTTCGCGAACGCGGAGGCGGGGACGGCCGTCGAGGGCATGGAAGCGTGCACGCCGCTCACTGCGCCCAGCGGCGGCGACTCGTTCCGCGGCGGCAACAACCGGTCGGTGTTCTCCGAGTTGCTCGCCGGCTCGCGCGTGAACGACCTCACGACGACCATCGAGGAAAACCTCGGGCTTGGCGCGATCTACGTCAATGCGAACGGCGGACGCACGGACACCGCGATGCTGAACCCGATCAAGTTCTGGCAGGTCGCGCGCCGCATGAACGCCAAGGTCGAGTACGAAGGCGCCGGCGGCGAGGCCACGTTCGGCTTCGAGTCGATTCGTATCGCGACTCCGGCTGGAACGCTGAAGGTCTACTCGGATCCGGACTGCCCGACCAACCGCGGTCGCGGCTTCCTGGCGGCGTCGCACTACTACCGGACGCTACTCGAGCCGGTCCACATCATCATGGACGACGGTCGCCCGAACCTGCGCTCGACGAGCGACGACTCGATCGAGGCGCGTACCCGCTCGATGGGCAACTACATCCAGCCGGACACCCGCAACCACTTCGTGATCGCGACCTAAGGAGCCGCCCATGTCGCAGCAAGCATACAAGGCACGCTCGTCGGAGCCATTCGAGGTCACCCACAACGCAACCGTGCTTGGTGCGTCGGGCGCCGCTTCGTTCGTGGTTCCTACGGGCCGCGGCATGACGCTGACCTACGGCGGCAGTGGCCTTCTGACGTTCACGTGGAAGGAGAACCCGGGCGTGTATATCGGTCAGCAGTACTCATTCTCGGCAACGACGATGAGCGCGCTGAAGGGGTACACGGTGGTGTTCGGCGCCTACAACACGACGACGTTTGCCATCCAGGCGACCGTCTACAACTCGACGTTCACCGCCACGGATTTGGCCGCGTTGCAGTGGCTGGCGGTGAAGTTCGTGTTCTCCGAGACAGGGAGCAACGTGTAACCAATGCCGCTGCGTCTCCTGATGAGCGATGCCCGGTCACGATGCCAGCAGCTCGCTGACATGGTGACCGACCTGTCGATCACGACGGCAGAGTGGAATGCGCGCATCAGCGAGAAGTACGGCGAGCTCTGGTCGATCGTTGGTGACTCAGGAGAGATGTACTTCGGTTCTCTCCTGACCATTACGACGACCGGAGCACTCTCATATCAAGAGCCGGCCGACATGTACGAGACCACCTCGGTCTGTCGCGTGTTGGATCCGGTTCGCGGCACGCGGCAAGAGCTGCAACGTGCCGAGATTCAGGAGCGCTCGAAGCTGAGCGGCCTGACCGGCGACGCGTACAAGTACATGCTGATCGACGATCAGCTGTTCCTGTATCCGACGCCACCGACTGGCCAGACGTACGAGTGGCTCTACACGCCGATGCCGACCGACCTGACGACGTTCAGCGATACGTCGGTTATCGACGTCGTCGATCCGGACGGTCTGCAGTTCCTGCTTCACGCCGTCGCTGCGGTTGCGGTCAGCAAGAGCGAGCGTGACCCGACGTTCTTCATCGACCAGCAAGAGGCAGCGCGGCAGCGCCTCCAGAAGCAGGCAGATGACCGCATTCAGACGACTGCACATAAGCGGCAGCTCGTCGGCGGCAGCTGGGACCTCTACGACGAGGATCGCGTGGGCGACGACGCCGATTGGAGCAATCGGTGATCGCGCTCAAGTCCATCCATCTCGGCAGCGATGAGGCCGAGCTTATTCGCCAGAACCACGCACAGGCAATCAGCGAACTACAACAGATGCCCTCGGCATCGCTGAAGGTCGTCGGCCCCATCACGCTCGCCGACAACGTGTTCGTGCTCGTGCCGCACGGGCTGGGGCGCGTACCCTCGCTTGTCATCGGCGGGCTTCCGAACGGTGCCGGCGCGGCCGGCATCACGGCCATCTTCCATAGCGGGCAACTCGGAGCGCCGACGTTCGACGAGACGAAATCGTTCTGCGTCAAGGCGAACCTCTACAGCACGACCATCACGCAATCGTTCGGGGTGATGTGATGGCGATCTCGTCGACCACCGTCAACATCCCGCTCTTTGGCGGCCTGAACCAGAAGTCGGATGCACGCGTCAAGGGGCCTCCTTCGTTCGACATCCTCAGGGATGCGCAGTTCGACAGCATCGGCGCACTTCAGACGCGCTACCCGTACCTGAACATCGGCACGAACATCTTCGGCGGCGGGACGCTCGCAAACATCCGACGCATCGTCGTCAATGGCAGCGAGCTGCTCTGCTTCACCGTCGACACGCTTTACTCGTGGAACGCGCAGCTGTCGGTCTGGGTGAACAAGGGAACGCATCTCGCGGTTGCGGTCGACGAGCAGACCGTCGCACAGACGACCAGCGATCAGTTCGCGTGTGACATGGCCACGCTCGACGGCGTGACGGTGTACGTGTGGCTCGAGAACCGAATCCCGCCGTTTCCGCTCGCATTCTATGCCGCCTTCGACGAGGCGACCGGATCTATGTTGGTGGCACCGACGTTTCTGGACATGCACCTGGCCGGATCCGATCTCCCGCGCATCAGGATCGTTGCTCTGCAGACGAAGTTTCTCGTCGTGTTCAATGCGGTGATTTCGGCATCGCTCAGCTTGGCATGCCTCGCCATCGATCCTGCCAATGTCGCGTCGAGCTTTTTGGCGTCGTTCACGCAGATCAACGCGACCGGCGGATTCTTCGACGTTGCTCCGGTCATCGGAAGTGACTCGGCTGTGCTTGTCACGCCAGCGACGACGTCCGATTACAAGATCTACACAATTACGTCCGCGCTCTCGATCGCGTCATCGACGAAGGCCCGAACGTGCGACACGGCCATCGGAGTCGCCTGCTCGCCTGATGGTCTGCATGCGATGGTGATTCGCACTGCTGCGACCAGCGTCCTCGCCGACATGGTCCTGATCAGCTCGCTCGCCGACGTTTTCGTGAGCACAGTGATCGGCGCAACGACGAGCGCCGATACCGTCCAGATCGCCTGCGCATTTCAGTCGGTGAAGTCCGGCGGCCATTATCCATGCTGGGTCTGGTGGACGGTCACAGATGTCACCATTGGAGCATGGGTCGACGACGGCGGAAGCACTGGCGCAGGGAAAACGATCAACCTGATCAATCTCGCTTCGCGCGCGTTCGATTACAACGGCAACGTCTATGTGTGGGCTGCGTTTCAAGAGGCGAACGGCGTCGGATTCGGCGGCCACGGCGGTTCTCTGCAGAACACGTATTACCTCGTTCGCAGTGATGGTTTCATGGTAGCCAAGGCCGCGGCCGGGAACGCTGCGGGGGCGGCCGTCTTTACGTCGAGTCTTCCGGGCGTGTCGCTCATTGGAGCGAATCAATACGCGTGGGTCGGCAGCGTCCGACGCATCGTCGACGTGACCAATGCGCAGGGCTATGGATCGCGTGCGCCGCGGAACATCACGTTCACGTTCGACGATCAGAGCGCGCGTCGCTGTGTACGCCTCGGTAGAACACTTTACATCGCTGGCGGAATGATTCTGCAGTACGACGGAGCCCAACTCGTCGAACTCGGTTGGCCGATCGAGCCGTGGACATATACCGCGGTAGCACTGGGCTCGGGCGGTAACCTGTCTGCTGGCGGATACGGACTGAAGTGTTCATATCGGTGGGACAATGCGCAAGGCGAACGTGATCGGTCGTCAACAACATGCACAGCAACGCTCACGTGCGCGGCCAATGACACTATCGAATGCGTGGCGATCGGCGCGCTGACGCTCACGCGCAAGGTCTCTTCGTCCAGTGCTGTTGTCGCCTTGGAGGTCTGGCGAACGCTAGTAAGCCCAGCGAGCGGAAGCCCCTTCTATCTCGTCTCTTCGCCGGACCCATCGACGCAGGGAGCGCTCGCTAATGGCTACCAAAACAACGCCAATGCAACCGCTGGATTTTTTCCGCCCTACAAGGACGAACTCGCGGACACATCGATTTCCGTCCTCGAAAACAACCCCGAGAACGGTGGCGTGTTGTCCAACGACTGTCCGCCCGCAGCGCGTGTCATCTTCGCGAACGACACACGTATCTTTCTCGGTGACATCGCCGGCCTCCCTGACGCCGTCTGGTATTCGCAACAGCGCAACGATGGCGAGGTCGTCAAGTTCAGCGGCGAGCTCACGATTCAAGTTCCGGCGAAAGGCGGCCGAATCACGGCGATCCGGATCCTGCCGACAGGCGCGGTGGTCGTGTTTCGCGAGACCGCCACATACATCTTTGAGGGCGTCGGCTTCGACAATACGGGCAACGGCCAGAACTATCAGCTGACGCGCACAGTCGCCGAAGACATCGGTGCACAGAACCAGGAATCGGTCGCACTGCTCGACACCGGCCTCTTATTCAAGAGCAACAAGGGTTGGTACCAGCTCGACCTCTCTCAAAACCTGACCTACGTCGGCCAGTACGTCTCCGATTACGACGGCGAGACCGTTGTGTCGATGCAGGTTATGACTGCGCAGCATCAGGTTCGCATCCTGAGCGCAAATCGCCCGCTCATCTTCGATTGGTTCGTCGGACTGTGGGGCGAATGGACGATCGGAACAGCCTTCGGCGACGCCGCCAACGTGTCCTCGGATGTCTGGAACGGTCAACACGTCTACACCGACGGCACCGGCATCTATCAACAGCAGACGAGCTACGCGAGCGGCGTCAACTACGGCATGGACGTCGAGACCGCCTGGATCAAGATGGCCGACCTCCAAGGCGACGGTCGCGTGCGTCGCATCTTGTTCATCGGCGAGTACCGCGGCGCGCACGCACTGCG